ATTCCAGTGATATCAATCTAATTAGAAAACTAGTTAGAAAGATATTTGCCGTAGGTTCCTCAATCTGAAGGACCTTGTGGATCAGTGGAAGGAATGGACAAATTTTCTATTCCACACACTCGCCCGAACCTCAACTATTGGCGAGCTTAGGGTACCAGCGAAAAACAATATTTTTCGTCTGTTAAACGGGATAGACTATATTAATAGTGTGTACCGTGGAGATTACAATATGCTGCTATTGCAGCATGTTGCACATCTGACCTCAACTAGGCAAATGCCATATATGGGATTACCTACTGAGTTGGAATCAAGACAAAAGTTCAAAGATGTTCTTCAGTCTGATTTTAAACCATCTGAACAGTTTATATTTAAGCTGTCAATGGCGGCACGTAGAATCGGATCCATCTGTAGACGGATCCGACCTACGTTAAACCCTGGTGAGAGTCACATATCTGTGACCTCCTCGGGTGAATTCGGCCACCCTATCTCCGATGGGGGACAGGCGGCCGCAGTAGTTGAAGCAATGAGAAGAATACTTCTCACTGTACCAACTGAGGACCGAGAGGAGGATACTCCCTTTGGTCTTGCAAGGCACTGGAGTGGAATACCACTCTGGAAAACCTTGTTTAGGAAGATTCCTATCCCACCGGAACAGGAATTCCTCGAAGGCTACTACTTAATAAAGGAACAGCCTGGAAGATTCAGGGGGCTTGATGAAGCTACTGGATCTCAGATACTGTATGTGGCTTGGCGAGAGCTTAACCACATACCAGTATTACGTGCTGAAGTCGTCCCAGAGATGGGCAACAAGGCACGTCATGTGACACTATCAGACTATTGGCTGAATGTGTTACAGTCTCCATTGTCTCATCTATTGATTGACTCAATGAAGTATCACCCTTCCGTTTTCTCAAGTTTTCACCGACAGGATCAGACTTGGGAAGCCGTGAAGGGTATGTGCCGTATGAAAGAGCTATCGCTCCCAAAAGGGCATGCAGTGTTGTCTAGCGACCTAAAGGACGCCACCAACGCTCAGCAGTGGGAATTGACAAAGTCAATTCTCAAGGCTTATATATTGGGAAATAAACTATCGTTTAGACCTCAATATGTGGAACTTGTCTTAGGAACTATAGGACCTAGACTCGTTCTTTTCCCGGACGAAACTTCAGTTTTATCCAAGGTTGGAATAATGATGGGCGAGGCTATCGCCAAGCCGTCATTAACTCTCCTCAATCTATCGATTGAGGAGTTATCATTTCTTGAGCATTGTAATGCTGAAGAGATGCTCTACAGTGATGATCCAGCTCCTTATAAGGATTGGAGATTCCTGCATATAGGAGGAGACGACCACTTAGCAAAGGGGCCGATATCCTACCTTAACCAAATAACCCATAATCATGGGTTAGCTGGTTCACACATATCACCAGGACAACATGGTTATTCTAGGAGATGTGTTAAATATACTGAGAGGTTACTAAATTTAGAAAATCTACAGTATAAACAACCCTTCAACAGAGAGGACTATAGTCTTTCCATTATCGTGGACTCTGTGAAGGTTAGACTTATTGAACGTGGTCAATCGACCATGATCAAGAAGGATAACAAGAATGTTGCGATTGGTAAATCACAACAACTTGGTGGCTGTATCGAATGGTTACCTAAAGATAACAGATTCTTTACAGAGACGAAAAAGGCAAGTATTCGAGCCCTATTCGTTGAACGTATGGGGGACCTACTACCTAGAAAGGCAGTAAATCCCCGTGCGTTTGCAGCCATACACCTACCAACTAAAGTTGGAGGCTTTGGCTTAGGTATGTCTCATGAGTTACAACAGTTTCT